AGGTGGAGCATTAATAGGTTATGGTTTAGGTGGAACATCAGGTGCAATATTAGGTGGTGCAGGTGGATTACTTGGTGGACTATTATAATGAAAAAATTTATTTACGATTTAGAAACAAAGATAAATAAAAAACCATCTAAATATATTTTAAGTTTATTTGTATTAATTATTGTTTCTATAATTCTTTAAGGAGTTTTTATGAGTAGAGAATCCTATGGAGGTGGAGGACAATATGGTGGTGGATCATCATCTTCATCAACAGGTGGAGGAGGTGGGGGTAGAGATGCTTCTCAACCAGACTTTAGTCCACCTAGTACTACAACAACTGATACTAGTGATGTAAGAGAACAATACGCTACAACTGTAACACAAACTCCAAGAGTATCAGATCCAACATTTGATTACGAAACAGAAGCTTATCAAGAAATACCTACAAGAACAGTTCCACAGTTTGACCAAGAAGGAAAATTTACAGGCCTTAAAACAGAAGGTGTAGGAATTGTAAATTCTGTAGATTATCAAACAGCAAACATAGAAGGTTACTTAGGAGACTCTACTATATCTAATAAAGATAAAGTAGATTTATTAAATCAATTACAAGCTATTGCTAATTCTAAATATGATACTGGCAAACCTAATGTTGATTTAGAAGCTAAAGAATTTATTCAAGATAACTTAGAATCAGTTTTAAATAATATAAAATCAGATCCATTTTATAGTGATTATACTTCAGAAATAGATCCTGAAGCTGCTACTTATGTAGATACCTTTAGAGAAAAACCTATATCAACTTTTGCAAAATCAGGCTTTTCTTTAACAGGACTTGTGGTAAAATCAGTTGCAGATAGCTATAAAAATAAACAGGCTCTTGAGACTTTAGGTTATACTGGAACAACACTAAGCCCTGATTATGCTGAAACAGGTGGTGGTTTATTAAGCAGTCCAGAATATTTAACTGGTCAAGTAACAGGAGGAGAAGAAGTTGGACAAGCTATATCACAGTTACCAGGATTAATATCTGGCCAAGAATTACCAGCTTCTGTGTTTGAATCTTTTTTTGGTAATGTCGGTCAAGCAGGAGCTGATATTATGGATAGATATTCTGCTGCTAAACAAAATTTAAACACAATAGCATTTGCACCATCGAATAGTTTATCGTATGGTATATTCTCAGATGCTAAACTAAAAGGACTAATATAATGGCACTAATAGATTTATATAGAAAATATATGTATGGACAAGCACCAGGTATGTCAGTTGATACTGGTGATGCTCCAGCAACAGGAATGGGAACTTCAGGATTATTTGGTACAGGTGGAGAACCAGGTACAGGTGGATTACTTACTACTTTTGACAAACCAGATACTTCAGGTTTATTAGATGTGTTTTCAAATCCTTTTGTAACTATAGGTTTATCAGGATTACAAAGAGGTATGGCAGGTCAAGATATTTCACAAGCTGCTTTACCTGCAGTAACACAAGGTTTTAGAACTTCAAGTGCTGTAGGAAAAATACAACAAGATAAAAAGAAAAAAGAATTTATTAAAAAATATGCAGATCAAGTTCCTGAAGAAGATAAAGAAATGTTTATGGCATTTCCTGAAAAATATGTTTCTGCCATGTTACAAAAAAGATTAAAACCTGGAACATTATCTAAAGAAGCTTTAGCATTATATAGACAAGCTAAAAATATTCCTGCAGATCAATTTAGTGAATGGTTTGATTCTTTACCTAAAGCACAACAAGATTTATATAATAAACAAATTAGAGGAAATCTAAGTAACATGGAAGCTATTAATCAATTAATCAAAGAATCTGAAAAAGAAAAACAAAAACAAGCAATAGATGTTCCAATGGTTGATGGCCAAATAGATTCAGATAAATTAATGGATGGTATTACATATAATTTAAATGGACAAATTGTAATTTGGAACGCAAATCAAAATCGTTTTGAAAAACCTGGACAGAGGTAATTAAAATGATTAGCTTAGAACAAGCAAACCAAATAATTAAAAATCAAGAATCAATAGTAAAAGAAGAAGAAAAAGAGAAAGAAGATTTTATATCTATTGAAGATGCACAAAATATTTTAAATGTAAAATCAGCAAAAGAAATAGAAGAAGAACAAGAGCCAGAATTTATTCCTGCAGAACAAGCAGGAATTAAAATTAACGCATCTGAATTATTAAAAAAAAATGCTGATAAAGATTTAATTAAATCCATACAAGAGAATACTAAAAGAAATCAAGAGCAAGGTATTATTCCATTAGAACAAGCTAACCTTGAAATGAATTTAATGAAAGGTTCTATTTTAGATGGAGGTGAAATTCAAACTCCAATTGAAGATATAATTAAATATCAAGGTTATTATAGTTGGGATAACTTTAAAGAAAATCTTTTGAAAAGAACTTTTCTTGGTGCAGGTAGGGATCTTGGTCAAGGAACAATAGATTTAACAAATTATTTAGGAGATAAATTTTTTGATGAAAGACCATTTGAAAATGTAAAACTTCCTAAGATCGCTGAGCCTACATGGTTTGGTGGATCATTATCAAGAGATGTTCTTGGATTTGCATTACCATTTTTAAGTTTTAATAAATTAGCTACTACTGCAAATGTTGTAACTAAGATTCCAAAAGCAACATCATTAACAGGAAAGATAGTACAAAATTCTATAAGAGGTGCAGCAGTTGGTGGTGTTGCAGAACAATTTGCTTTCTCTCCTTATGAAGGAAGATTATCAAATTTAATAGAAAGTTTTCCATCTTTGGCAAACCCAATTACTGAATATTTATCTGCAACAGATCAAGACTCAGAAGATAAAGCAAGATTTAAAATGTTACTTGAGGGTGGTTTGTTTGGAATACCTTTAGATGCTTTATTTAGTTTTATAGGTAGAGGTAAAAGAAATGGATTAAAAACTACTAAAATTAAAAATACTGATGCTCCAGTAGAAAATGCAAACTATAAAAGAAATAAACAAGCAAAAAAAATAGAATCATATACAGGTGCTAAACCTAAATCATTAGAAGATAAAATTGATTTAAATACATCTGATAGATTAGATGATATATCTGAAAAAATAATTGATAAAAAAATAAGTAAAAAAGTTGAAGGATTTTTTGAAGATTTATTAAATCAAGGATCTGTAAAAAGAAATCCAAATATTAGAATTAGTGAACAAATTTATGATACCTTAACTACACCAAGAATTATGCAAAAAGTTGACTTACCTAAGTTACTTAAAAAGTATAATTTAAAACAAGAAGAAATTATGGATTTCTTTATAGAAGGTGCAAGAACTTCTGCACAAAACTTAAATAGATTATCTCAATTATCAAAAGCGTATGGTAAATTTTTAAAGGATGGAAAAGCTTCAGATAATTTAATTAAAGAATTAGACAATCAAGGTGTTGATACAACTACATTATTAGATGGTTCAATGAAAAGATTAGATGGCCTTCGTAGAGGAGCTATGGTTGGTAGATGGTCAACTGCAATAAGAAACTTTTTATCACAAACAGGTAGAATAGGTTTAAATGTTTTATACGAAGGATTTCAATATGGTGCTGATACTTTGTGGTCATCATTAGGAGGTAGAAATTTAACTAGAAAAACAAATCCTTTAACTGCGATGCAAGGATTTTTAAATATCTTTAGACAATTTAATCCTGGAAGACATAAAAAAGTAAAAGCAGATGTTGATCAAATATTATCTTATTATCCAAAATTACAAGATCGTTTATTTTTAAGATATAGCTCTGATGTAGCAAATACTGGTGCTTTAAAAAATTATTCACCATTATCTATTGCTGAAAAGGGTGTTCATTTATTAAACTTTTTAAACAGATTTCAAGAATTTATTACAAGGAGAGCTGTATTCTTATCTTCATTAGATGCAATTGTTAGAGGAAATAAAAATGTTTATAAAGGTAAAACTTTAAATCAAATTATAAATGATAAAAATTTAATTTCACAATTAAGAAAAGATGATATTGCTTCTGCGATAGATCATTCTTTAGAAATGACTTATGCTGTTGAACCTAAAGGTGGTATAGGTGAAGCGTTTGTTAGACTTGTAAATAAAGTTCCATTCACATTATCTCTTGCAATTCCATTTCCAAGATTCTTAGTTAACTCACTAAAATTTTTATATGATTACTCTCCATTACCAACAGTAGTTGGTGCAGGAAAGGCAGCTTTAGATATTCCATTAGCTGCTATGACTTTTTCTGCAGATGGCACATTTACAAAAAGTTTTTTTAAAAAATTAAAAAATGGTGAAACTGAAGGAATGGTTAAATCATTAATGGGTTGGGGATTAATGGGTACTGCTATGCAAATAAGAGATTCAAAAATAGCAGGAGAAAAGTGGAATGAAATAAAAGTAGGAAATAAAACAATTGATGTCTATCCTTATAACCCATTAGCTGCATATTTATATGTTGCTGATTTTGTGGATAGATGGCAACAAGGAACACTTGGTACTATTACTGGTAAAACTAAAGAAATTGCAAAAGTATTTTTAGGAACTAGAGGTGGTTCAGGATTATATTTAATGGATCAATTATTAGAAAGTATTTCAACTGGTGGTGGTAATAAAGGTAATAGAATTATAAATGAATTAGTAGGTAAGGTTGCTGCTCAATATGTAACACCATTCAAAACATATATGGGATTCCTAGATGCTAGAGATGGAAATATCCAAGCTGCTAAAGATACTAAAACTTCAACATTAGAAAATGCTAAAATTGATCCAAGAGTTTCAATTGTAAATAATTTAAAAGCAGTATTTAATCCTGGAGAACTTCCAGATTACACATCTATTACTCATGCTGTTCAAGATGAAAATGGAAATTGGGTTGCAAGACCATTAAAACCTGAAGGAATTAATGTTGCAGGTTATGATATTCCAGGAAATGTAGTTACAGAATTAACAGGTGCAGGTATAAGACAACCTAAAAATCCTGCCGAACAAGAATTAGATAGATTAAATATTCAATATAGTGAGATATTTAGAAGTACAGGTATTCCAGTTTTGGATAGAGCTTACAAAAATCAATTTGCACCCATGATTCATTTAGGATTATCTGCTGTTGTAGATTCTGATGGTTATAAAAATTTAAATGTTAATATGAAAAGATTAGTTCTAAAAGAGTTTATTAAAGGAGCTAGAAAAGATACGATGGAAGCTTTACAAAAAGATGCCAGTCTTGTACCATATATTATGGAATACAATGTTAGTAAAATATCAAAAGATCAAAGAAAAATTATAGATGATGCTATAGGTAAAGATTATTTAAATCAATTAATATTAGAATTTCAAAGAGCAAATTAATTATGGACAACCTACCCCAACAAAACGAAAAAAAGATAATTAAACTAGAAGGGGAATTAAGGTTGATTCACCACAAGATAGACACTATAAGAGATAACCATCTACATCATATAGATTTAAGGATAAACAATATATATAAAATATTATGGTTCGTAGCAGCTCTAGGTCTAACAAGTCTAATAAATCTAATGATAACTCTAGTCAGTTAATCTCTGAACGACAAAAGAAAACTTCAATAAAAGGTACTGTTACTGAATACGAAGCTATTGCTAAGCTTACAAGACAAGGATATTATGTAGCAAAAAGTTGTGATCCTGCTTGTCCATTTGATATTGTCATTGTAGATAAAAAAGGTAAAATACAACTCTTAGATATAAAAACAAATACCTATAGAAAATATAAAAAAGGTAAAAGTTTAAAAAACAAACCCAAAAAATCCTGTCTAATTTATAGATGTCCTACTAAGGAACAAAAAAAGTTAGGCATAAAACTAATGATGGTAGATTATGATTGATAAATTTTTTTATTGGTTCTTTGGTTGGATAGATTCATGGTTTAATTGGGTTTATGATACCTTTGTTTGCGATTTACCTAAAGATAAAAAGAAGAAGAAAAAATGAGAGACACAAAAATAATAGAATCATTTCAAAAAAGAGTAGAAAAAAGACTAAAAGAAATGAATATATTTATAAATCTTAAAAAATCTGTAGAGCATGGTGCTAATGGTACACAAGATTATGTAATTAAAAAAGGTGTTAATAAAGGTAAAGTTGCTAAATGAAAATTAATGAAAATACTAATATTGGATTACCACTTAGAAACTTAATAGGTTTAATTGGTGCTATTGTTATAGGTGCTTGGTTTGCCTTTGGTGTTATTGAAAGATTAAATCAATTGGAAACTAAGAATCAACTCTTTGAACAAGACTTATTAGCTGCATCAAAACAATTACCTATAGACCAAGAACAATTTATGCTTTTAGAACATATTGCAGAACAAGTAGAAAAACTTGAACAAAACCAAGAACAGAATATGACTAATAAAGTTAATATTGAAAGACTGCAATCTGATGTTGAAAGACTTAGAATTGATACTGAAAAATTAAAAGATAGTGTCAGAGCTAATATTGGAAAACTTAATGGTAATCATTAATGGAAACAGAATTTATTAATTTTTTTTTAAAATATTTAGATCCTAACTTTTTTAGTAAGGCATTTAGTTATTGTCTTTGGTATTGGATATTCTTTACTGTAATTTTAGTTGTTACTTTAAGAGGTAGAAAATGATTAAATTAGTATTTGCACTATGCCTATTTATTAATGGCGAATTGGTAGAACATAGAATACAGGATAGTTTATCTACTTGCCTAAAAATGAAAAGAGAAGCATCAAGAAATATGGATATGGCTAATAAACAATTTATGTGTGGTGAGGTAAAGGCAGAAATTGAAACTAATATTGATGGTAGCGAAAGCATTAAAAAGATAATAAAATCTAAGTAATTTATGAGTATAACTATGATTGATTACATATTACATATTGTGGAAAAATATGCTATCAAGTTAAGCACTTGGTGTTGGCATAAACGATTAATGATTTTAAATAAAAAAAGACATAAAAAAAAATAATATGTGGTTTAGCTTAATATCTACTGGATTTAAAACAGCAGCAACTATTTATAAAAATAAAAAAGAGGCTCAACAATTAGAATCTCTTGCTGAGAAAAACCACATGGCTAAAATGGCAGCAGGTGAAATAGAATACAAAAAAGCTGTCATGGCAAATAATAATGCTGGGTGGAAAGATGAGCTAGTTTTAATTATTGTAGTTTTGCCAATTGTAGTTTTAGCTTGGTCAGTATTTAGTGGAGATCCACAAGCCAAACAAAAGTTAGATATGTTTTTTGAATATTTTAATAACTTTCCTGAGTTTTATAAATGGTTAGTTCTTGGAATATTTGGATCAATTTATGGTTTAAAACCAGGAATGGATTTATTTAAAAAAAATAAATGACCAACGATTTAATTCTTGAATACAAGGAACAAATCAAACTTCTTAAAGAGCAAGTTGAGGAGCTAGAGAAATCTAATAAATCTAAAGACTCTGCTAATAAAAGATGTTTGCAAAAACTAGAGAACGCAACAATGGATTTAGAACAAGCTAAAGAAAAAATTAAAGACTTAGAGGAAACCAATCAAATGTTAGTTGAACATCCCTAATGAAATTTGTTTTAATAATGATGGTATGCTCACAAACATTACAGATATGCACTCCACCTCAAGAAGTAGATTTCTATGATACATGGTTTAATTGTTCCTCTGATGGCTACCTAAAAGCCTATGAATTGAATCAGATAATCGGTAAGGAAAGAGTTGAAAAAGAGCAAACGATTATAAACTTTCAATGTAAAAAAATCAATAACATTTAATGTGGTCTGTCATTTGGAATATAGATGGTGTCTATAAAGTATTTACAAATTTAATATTTGAATCTGAAAAAAAAGCTATAGAGTTTAAAGATAAGCAAAAACAATTTAGAAAAAAACATGATGCAAGAGTAGTTAAATATGATTATAAATATTTTAAAGGAGTAAATGAAAATGAAATTGACTGATAATTTTAGTTTAGAAGAAATGACTAAATCAGCTACTGCTGAAAAAAAAAATATAGAAAATATTCCTAATGAAGAACAGATTGAATGTTTAAGGCAATTGTGTGTCAATATCCTTCAACCTTTGAGAGACGACTTTCAAAAACCTTTGGTTGTTAGCTCAGGATTTAGAAGTAAAAAACTATCTTTAGCAATAGGATCAAAAACAACTTCACAACATTGTAAAGGCCAAGCTGCAGATTTCATTATACCTGGTGTAGATAATAAAAAGGTATTTAAACATATCATAGAAAATTTACCTATGGATCAGGTAATTCTTGAATACTATAAAGAAAGTGATAATGATAATATAGAATACAGTAATGAAGGTTGGATTCATTGTTCTTATATTCCAAAAGGTAGAGGACAAGCTCTAACAAAAGATGATACAGGTTATAAATTATGGCAATAGACAAATCTAAAATGAAATGCAACTCACCTAAACGACAAGTTCAGGGTGGTAAAAAGTTTGTAGTCAAAGCCTGTAAGGGTGGTAAAGAAAAAATTATTAGATTTGGTGATGCCAACATGACAATTAAGAAAAACATTCCTGCAAGAAGAAAGTCTTTTAGAGCAAGACATAAATGTGCTACTGCTAAAGATGTATTCTCAGCTAGATATTGGTCTTGCAAGAAATGGTAAGAAAGATTTTAAAATTCGTAGTGAAAGCTAGAATGTTATATGCTGATCTAAGAGGACATCATGGTAAAAGATGGAACTATGAACCTGGTGATTGGTATATGGGTAGAAAAAACAAACACAAATAGGAGATAGTTATGCCAATGGTCGGTGGAAAAAAATATGCTTATACTAAAAAAGGTAAAGCTGCTGCAAAGAAAGCAAAAGAAAAAATGAAAAAAAAGAAAAAAAAGAAAAAAAAATAAATAATAATTTGGAGTGACTGCTAGACAGTTGGGAATGTTGGAGGGTTAAAAATTATGCCATTTAGTAAATATAGTAAGAAACAAAAAAAACTAGCAAGAGTTGCACCACCAAGAGATAAGATAACTGGTGCTGACTTTAAAGCTATGAAGAAAAAAAAGAAAAAGAAAAAGAGAAAATAGTATGGCTAAATTATGTGCTAAAGGTAAGGCTGCAGCTAAACGAAAGTTTAAAGTCTATCCTAGTGCCTATGCAAATATGTATGCAGCAGGTGTTTGCTCAGGCAGAATAAAACCTAAGAAAAAGAAATCTAAGAAAAGAAAATGAGTTTAAGAAAATGGACATCTGAAAAATGGGTTGATATTGCCAATCCCAAAAAAGGTGGTGGCTTTCCTCCATGTGGAAGATCAAAAGGTGAGAAAAGAAAGAACTATCCTAAGTGTGTTCCAATTGCTAAGGCCAGAGCCATGACTCCTTCTCAAAGAAGGGCTGCAGTTAAAAGAAAAAAATCAGCAGAAAGAAAATCAAGAAAAGGTAAAAGACCAAACTATGCCAAAACTTAAAAAGAAAACTTGGGTTAAATCAAAAAAAATTATTGTTAATGTTGGTAGTTGTAAATTTTGTAATCAAGAAATGACCAATGAAGATTCATTCATTCCAATTGGAAAAATAATAAAGGCTAAGTATCAATATCACAATGCCCATTACGATTGTGTCAAAGAAAACGACAGTCAATTAAACTCCTAAATGTTTAGTTATTTCTTTAACTAATTTAAACCATTGTTCTTTATATTTATTATCTTTAGTTTTATTATATAAATTAGCTAATTTATCTAGCTCATCATATCTATTGGATAGACCTTCTAACCTATCATATTGTGGGTTGTGTTTTTTTTTATTTTTAGATATTGTTAAGTTCATACCTTTCTTTCATTTAAGGCTAGGGTAGTCTTATTCTTAGACCCCCTAGCCACCCCATTGTTATTGTGTAGATTTAAATGCTATTGATTTAGCATTATCCGATTGATCAGTTATTTGATCAAAAGAATTTGGATTAGGATATAACTTCTCATTTCTTATTTGATTATTTACACTAATCTCTGGAAGCTTATCGGTATATTGAATATCACTTTCAAAAGTTCTATAATTAAAACCTTCATAGAAATATGATACAGGTATTTTAAAAAACTCAGCAAGTTGGCCTAATAAAAAACAACTTAATCCATTAGCACCTTTCTCATATTTTTGAATTTGTTGAAATGAAACATTAAGAACTTTTCCTAATCTTTCTTGTGTCTTCTTTCTTTCAACTCTTTTATTTCTTAATTTGATACCGACATGAATATCAAACTTTACTTTGTTTGGGTCTTTTGTTTTTGATGACATAGATAGCCTTCCTTTCTGTTAACTTTTTCTGTCATTTAAATTATCTACTAACTTTCGTAAATAACTTTTGCGTCATTATTTTGAGCTTCAACAATTCTTCTAATCAATTGTTTATACTCAATGTAATCCTTGTAAGTATGGACACACATTCTGTTATCAATAGATGCCATGATTTTATTATGACACTTTTGAAGTTTTCCATACAGTCTAGGAATATCATTTGTTAGACTCATTGTTCTCCTTCTTTTTTATTAATGAATGAATCAGATTTTTATGAGTAATTTGTGTAACTACTGCATTATCTGAAGCATCCCTTTGATCTGCTGCCTTCTCAACAGAATCAAATTCCTCCTCAAGAGTTGCTGTAAATTCATAGTGATATATTTTTTTACAACTCATAATAATTATTGACTTTCAATTTACTATTTTTAGGAAAAGTAATCAAGCTATATTTTCTCATAAAAACATTACTTGATTTTACTAATCCCAATCTCTCAGCATCCTTTAATAAAATTCCAACTCTTTGTTTAGTGACTTTTAATTCTTCACCAATCTCAGTTAGCTTTGGATAACATTCATTTTTTTCATAATAATTAGCCATAAATTCAATCATTTTTTTAATTTGAGGGCTAAATAATATCTTGGTTTTACTCACTTTTGTTCTCACTTTCTAAGGTATTGATCATCATCTGTCTTAAAAGATTATTATACCCTGCAATATCTTTGTGTGTATCTTCTTTGAAAACAATTTTTTTTGTACCATCATCTATCGTTCTAGTTAATTTAAGAACAATCATTAACTGTGGTATTAATGTAATTGGAACTTTAACTTTATAACCATTTACTACTTCAAGAACAGATTGAATAAAGTTTGCAATAATGTATGAGTTGTTTCCAAAATCCCCATATTCTTTTTGCTTACCTTCCAACATTTGTTTAACCATTTTCTCCCCAATATCTATCCACTTTACATTATCATCACTCATTTCTTTCTCCTTTTAGTTTTGCTATCATTAATTCTTTCAATTGAATTTCTTCACTTGCAAAATCCAATTGTTTTTTTAAATCATAATTTTCTTGTTTTAATTTTTCTATAATCAACTCAAGATCACAGTTTCCTCTATCATCTTTTTTTTTAATTTTCATAAGAACAAGAATAACCCATGACTAATTTGTTATCATAAAAGTACCCAACATCTTTTTTATATTTTGCAATCATATCTAAAGCTTGTAAGCAATCTATATTCTGCATGACAGGAACTTTCTGTACTTCATAATTTTGAGCATCAATTACTAATATTAGATATAAATAAAAAATAAATTTCATAAAACAGGGTGGCAGTAGTGTTAATTAACTTTTTTGAGGGAGCAAAAAATGATACCACCACCCTATCTATTACAGATTAAGCCTGTTTAGGCTTTCTCTCTTGTAATTTATGAATTACTTTTCCATCATCTTTAGTGTTAATCCACTCAGTAAGATTGATTGTATCTCCTTTTTTCATATCTTGACTAAGTCTGAATGAACCCCAAAATTTTTCTGGATTTTCATTGTCTCTATTTAGATAACCTTCGCCTTCTTTTAATTCAAAAGCCATGTTTAACTCCTTTGTTGTTTGGTTATTTGATTTCTTAATGCGTTGAACTTTGCAAATTGATCAGTCTTGATAAACGCATCCCAACCCATAGACTGATTTATCTTAGATTTAAGATTCTCAATATCTTTTCTTAAACCTGAAGAATTTTTTTTATCTTTATTGTTTTGAATTTTATCTAATGCTGTAGCAATATAAACTTTATCAACCTTATCTTCTTGTTTAACTATTGGCTTAGCAATAGGTTTGGCAATAGGTTTATTGATTGGCATATTTTCAAAATTATTATCCACTTCATCTTCTGAATATACAAAACCATGAATACCAATTAATTTTAAAACAGCTCTATCAATTGCTCTTTTTTCGGCCATCGCATAAGGATAAGCATTAGTGTTATTCTTTGGTGTTGCTTCTCCATAAGTAATAACTCTATTATCATTTAGTGATGCAGTACATTTAATTGCAACCACACCTTCTTTAGAATTTTTTTCAATCTCATCTAAGCTTTCAATGATGACCCCTTTATTTTGACCTGCGATCTCAATATATTTATGCTTCATGCAAACAGCATTGTGTTTATTCCATAAGCAATCATCAGGATTAAACTTTAATTCATTTAAAATATTTTTTACAATTGGATCAACTTTATTTAGATCAACCTTTGTATTTTTATACATCTTCTTTACCTTTCTTTTTTCTAGTTGTTTTTTTTATTTCATGTTTAGATAGCAGAAGTTCATCTTTCACTCCTTGCAAATCTAATTTAAGCTGATGAATTTGTTCATCTCTATTTCTTAAATTACTTTCTAAAACTTTTATTTGTTCTCTTTGTCTTCTATTATTTGTTTGAAGTTTAGCTAACTCCATCATGGTTTTATCTGTCATACTTCTCCTTATAGTTTGTCATAAAAGTCTTCTAGTTTTTGCATATCTTCATCATCATAATTTTCTAACATGAAGTTGTTTTTATAATTTCTAATCTCAGACCAATCGACACCAATCATGCAGGCCAACTTTCTTATATCACCACCTGATATTCTCAGCATTTCTTGTCTTTGAATATTGATCTGAATAAATTTTTTAAAGAAATATTTGAGGCCTTCTTCAGATAACTCCCAACAATTATTAGATGAAAATATAGTGTAATCGCTTTCTGAAACATAAACTAAATAAGGTTTATATTTAAAATCAAAATGCTTTGAATAGATTGCTGTTTGAATACAATGGGTAAATTGTGGATTGCTAATTTTTTGGGCTTTAGAATATACCCAATCCCCAATTCTATTGTCAGTCTTTCTAGTTTTAGAAGTTATTGGATTTTTTCTGACACTACCAAACCTATTCTTATGCTCAGTAATAATTTGTAAGGTATCGTTATAACAATCAATGTACCCTTCATTAGCTATGTTTAATTTTTGACCCATGTACTGATCATCATACCAATCTGAAAAAGATTTTTCTTTACCCCAACCTTCTAACCTATTGCTAGACAATTCTTTAATCGCATCTAAATGATTACTTACATATTTATTTATAAACTTTAAAATAAATTGAGCTTTCATTTTTTTCTTTTCATCTAATTCAAGATGATCAATTACATTTTTAAAATGACTTTCAACATCTTCTATTTTTGCTGTACCTAATAAAATATTTTGAAACCAATCATGGACAAAAGAACCAGCTTTAAAACTTATTGAATCTTTTTCTTTTTTAAAATTTAAATATGGAACTAATTGATATTTAAAAAACCAAACCCAGTTGCTGAGTGCAGTTTGTGATGGACTAGTTGTTGCTTTTTGCAAATCCCCACTTGTCCAAGCTGTATCTGTGAACCTTTCTTTCAATATCATTGATTATTTATTTACAAAATATTTACAGATATGTCAATAGTCCTTGCAAATTATTTTTTTTAATGTATTAAAATACAAATGAAAGAAAGCATTACACTTACATGGCCTGAGATATTATCTGGTGCATCAACAGGTATGATCAGGGAAGTTGAAACTTTAAGACAAAATATAAAATGGGGTCATGGACAAAATGCTAACACCTATCAAAAATGGGGTCAAACAATCTCAGGGTGTATCTGTGAAATGGCATTAGCAAAAAAGATGGATAGTTATTTTAATCACTCAGTCAATAATTTTTGGGGTAAAGATATTATAATAAATAAAAAACCTGTTCAAATAAAATCACAGTTAATGTCAAAGCAAGAAAAGTTTTTAACCATAAGACCCAAACATAAACCTGAAGATTATTACTTCTTAGTCATAGATAATATGCCTACCTTTTATTTCTATGGCTACATACAGGCAAAAGATTGTCAAAAATATGGCATTTGGACTAACCAAAATATACCTAGTCGGCCTTATTTTTGGAAGATACCTATTGATAAACTAAAACCTATATCTCAGTTTAAATATGAAAAGCAAACCTAGTTTAGAACCATTCCAAAAAGTAGAGCATAGTCTATTGGATAATGAGGTGCTTACCCCACTTGAAAAGATGCTCTATATCCTCCTGAGAAGGCTTGAGACAGCGATTAGAGGGTGTACCCCTAGTCATGCTTATTTAAAACGAAAACTTAAAATAAAGGATAAGAGAACGCTTGTAAGGGCTTTGGATAGATTGCAGTTATTTGGTTATATTACATGGAAGAATAGGGGTAAAAATATGACTAATAAATATTACTTTAGAGGGCATGAAGACTTTCAACACATATTGCAAGACAATTTAAGATTGAGAAGGATAATGTCTCAAAAGCAAAAGCAAATACACAACCAAAAGTTGAGGGATAACTTTGTGAATAAAAAGGGGATAAAGGTAATTAGTAGTTAACATATTATTAACAGGGGGTCTGGCAGGGTGCTAGTGAGGGTACATTAAATGCTAGATGGGGGGTACATAAAATGTACCTAAATAAAGATATATAATATATATAACTAGTTAACTAGTTAGAGTAATTAGTATGAATAAGAAATATGTACCAATAGAGACTATTAAGTATGAGTTAGATAAAATTAGAAAGTCTTCTAATTTTCATTATAAACAAGCTATCATACGAAATCGTAGAAATCAGGTTAAACACCCCCCCTTGATAGACCTACTTAATTATCTTCGAAATAGAAATGTACCTGACACTAAAATAGATGAGATTGTCAGGGAATATTGGGTCGCTGTGGAAAACAATAATAACTTTGAAAAAGAAATTGCTAATAAATTAAAGATCAAGTATTCTAGGTAAGTTAACACATATATTCGAATATTATAGGATCAGGGGGTTCTTCATACCTTTCTTTCTAACCCCCTATCCTCCTCTTTTTTTTCTTTTTAAGTTCCAATAAGTTTGAGCTAATATTGATCTTATTTTTTTTGTTTGTATTTTGTCTTTGTAGTTGGACAACAACCTGTTTTTGATCTTCGATGTATTTGTCATACTTTTTTCTAATTTTATCATCTTTCTCAAAGGTATAAACACCACATAATTCTAAGTCTAATTTAAATTCTAAGTATGATTTGATATAACCTTTCATTGACTAACATTTATAAAATAATAATACCTAAAACAAGCAATAAAATAATAACCCAAAAGATTAGAATTATTCTAATGTACTTTCTATGTATTGGATAACCTTTTATAATCATTTTACTTTTTTATAATGTTGTTTTAAATCATTTATTAACTGTGGGTATGTTGGTATCTTATCATTGTCAAACCAACTTTTAATTTCAACATAGATGTCTTCTATATCTTCAGGAATATACCTACCTGAATTTTGATATATCTTTTTAATGGCCTCTAATTGATCATTGGTAGGCTCAGTATCTTGAGTAAATAAATAGGTATCAAACCCACCTCTATCGGTAACTCTAATATTCCAAACTTTCATTTAACCTCACTTTCTATTGTATAAACTTATCATTTATTTTTTGGCCTAATTCTCTTTTACCAACGATGACACATAAAGAACTCATATAACCAACATCAAAATAAATATCTTCGATATTCATACCTTTGCTGATGTCTCTTTTTAAATCCCAAAATACATTGGATATTAATTGTCTCATCTTTTTTTCTTTAAGCTTATATTGATAAACTTTGTTTTCTAACTCATCTATTTCTATTAGATTTTGCATACCTTCATTCATAACTGGCCTACCTTTCTTTGTTTTATCTTGATTGTTTGTATTATTTGTTGGTTATCATAATCAAATATATCGAAGGCTATATATTTTGTACCTTTATCATTAGCCCTTAATATTAGATCATAATTCATTAATGACTTATCAATTGTTAATTGAATATGTTTATCTTCTAATTTCAAAGTTAACCTACCTTTCTATTTCTTTTAATGTTTTACTTGCACAATCAACACACCAAAAATTGCTTAAATCAACTTGATTTATTTTTTCATAACTTTCAATTTCTTTGTGTGTTGCATCACATATTTCAGCTATATTTAAAAATATATCATCAATATGAAACATAGACTTACACTTATCGCATTGTCTTAAATCATCTTTAAAACTTTCATAAGCTTCTATTGAATTTATATCCATTAACCTACCTTTCTGTTAAGTGTGATTTGATTTAATACTTTTTTAGCTTTCTTTTTATCTTTGATAAACAACCATCTTTTTTTAATGATATTGTTTAAAAAGTCTTCTAACTCATTATTAGAAAACTTTTTTATTTTTTGATTTGGATAATCAATTACATACATAACTAGCCTACCTTTCTAATTGTTAATTGTATACATTGTTAACATTATAACTTCATAAATAATAAAAGCTTCAAACAAAGTCATAGTTTAATAAATAGGTAATTCAGGCTTACCATTAATCAAATGTTTAAAGAATAAAAACAGTCTTTCAAATTGATAAGAAAAATAACCTTGCTCTTTTTTCTCTCTCAATAGATGATGTTTATCTTCAACGATTAAAACTTCTATCCATTTGTTTTTATATTGTTTCATAACTTACCTTTCTATTTTTGATTTCATCTTTTATTAAACTTACTACTTCATTTTTTGTATAATCCATAAATGACTTAGTAAAACTATAACCTTGATCATGTAAGCAATTTGCAATCATAACACCATTAAGTTTTAATTGTAAAAAGATGTCATAACCTTTAAATCTTACTGGTCTATATTCTTTAACTGTTGGATAAAACATAATTAACCTACCTTTCTTTTTAGTTTATCTATTAAATGACTATCATTATCAATTAATCTTATTAACCATTCTTTGAAGCTTTCTCTCATATTCCATTTTAAATTATTTTTGTAATATGATTGATAGTCTTTAAAATCTTTTTGAAGCTTTCTTAAACAGTCTTCAAAGTCTTCAAAGTCATAAAACTTTTTATTGTATTTTTTTTGTAATAACTCAGTAATTGATTTGTAGTCTTTAGCTTTCATAATTAACCTTTCTTGTTGTTGTGATAGTCTATAACTTCATTTGTGCCTACTATTCCAAAGTAAGCAATTATTACAAAGCCGATTGTATAACCGATTGCAAGTAATGTTATTATTGTTTCCATGTTTTACCTTTCTTTATGTTGACAATTTATAGTTATAATTAAATCTTGTCAATAGATTGTTAATTACCAATTTTTACAGAATATTAAAGTTTGATAATCATTAGTATCATATGAAGCATAATCATAAGATAAATCTCTCTCTATTGCTTTATAATCAATATAATGAGTTAAATGGTCAGGACAGTCAATTAAGATAGTTTCATCAGCATATTGCTCAGCAAATTGCTGAAAACTGTCATAAGTACCATAAAAAGCTTCATCAATTTTATCTAGATCGTTATGATCGCCAAAAATCTCAATAAATCCTTTCACAACTTCAACGCCATGAGCCTCAATTGCAACTTGAGCTTCAACTATTTTTTCAAGTGATGGATATTCACTTAAATTTGGAAAGTTGTCATAGTCATGGATTGCATATTCCTCAGCATTTGGAACTGGTGAAGCTTCTAAAACTTCATCAATTTGTTTTTGTAGTTCATCAACATTATTTGCTGGAACTATCCATTTACCATATAACACACCTGAATTATAACTGGCCAAACAAGCAACATATATTGATGGAAATTCTTTTTTTGTTTGTTTGTTTTCATTTGTTTGAGTTTGCATAATTAACCTTTCTTTTTAGTTGTTTTTTATGTATAAATTAAACATATTTACATAAATATATTATTGTAAATAAATTGTCAATAGCAATAATTAAAATAATTATATGAATAATATTAAGTTTACAAATGAAGTATTAAATAAAATTTATAGTGAATTAGCTTTGGGTAATGGAATAAAAACCATACTTAAAGACTTGAACTTATCTTGGGAAGGCTTCCGACAATTATGTCACAAAAAACCCAAAGTTAGAGAGCAATACGAATTAGCAAAACAAGATGGCGTTGACTATCTATTGAGTGAAAGTCAAACAGAATT